CCATTTTATAGAGATCATTCATATTGCTTTTATGATATGAATAAGCCTCGTACGCATTTGCAGTAGTATATCCATGATCACTTCCCACCTCATTTAAGTAATCTACAATTACACAATGTACTTTGATATCAAGTTTTTGTTCTACACTTCTGACATAGTTTTGGATACCACTCGGTGTAATCCCTCCAAATCTCTTTGCTCTAAATATACCAGGTGGAATTAAACTTGTACTTGTTTTATCTTTAAAGCGCTTAATTTCTGCTGAAATAGAGTCAAGACTTGTAGAAAGTTTTGAATAATCTCCTATATCTATATCAAAGATACCAGCACCTACTCTCTTAAAGATTTTATCTGTACTCATTTCAAGAGAGATATAAATGACATTGTAACCATTTAAGTGGATATTTCTTGCAAAGTTACAGCCCCAAATAGATTTTCCTATGTTAGTTTCTCCAAGAATAAGAGTAGTAGTACCAAGTGGAATACCTCCAGTAGGGTGGTCAATCCATGCTTTATTTAAATTTGTATATCCAGAGTTAATTTTTTCAGTAGAATCATCTACAACATGGGTGTGAGGATCATAGAAATCATCCCCCAAATCATCTTCATCAAGAAGTATATCTCCTGCCGAAGAAATGATAGATTTTGCTTTCTTTATAACTTGTGATATAGTCCCAGGTTCAAGAACTTGTCCACGAATATATTCAATGGCATTTTTATTCTTCTCTTGAAAATCTTCCCATTGTAACCAAGATTCACTGGTCTCTTTAAGAAAAGAATGGTTGTATTTTTTAAGATCAGTTGCTATAATATGTGAAACAGCAGATAAGAAAGTAGTATTGTTCTGCTCAATAGATTCATCTGGATTAAGTATAAACTTATCTGGATTTCTATTAACAACTTCTCTAATCTGTGAAATATCTGGATCCTCAAGATTCCAGGGTAGTTCCATAAACTTTCTGTTATAAGCAATAGAAAGTTCATGTAAGAGTTTTATACTTGGTGTTTTCCAATATTTTGTCGGTAAGGTAGTAATCTTTCCTATCGAACAAAAATAGAGAAACATTGCTGGTTCAAAATTAGAAATAGAACTGTTCATTTTTTTAATTACTTCATTAAATCAATATAATCATCTTTATAGGTAAATCCCTCCCTTTTATAGTAGGTCTTTCTAATTTTACCCCACTTAAATGCATAATTTTCAGATGATACAGTACAGTTTGTTATATGATCATGGAAATTACATCTAAGGTCATCTATGATATCAATCCAAGTGAATTTATCTTTTGAGTGATGATTAGTCATTCCTCTACCAATAGCCTGTGAAAGTGTAGTCTCTGCTTTAATAGGTTCTGCACATATAATATATGGAAGATTACGGATTGTATGTCCAGTAGAAAGAGTTTCATAAGTAGAAACAAGAATGTTATTTGAAGAACCTTCCATTTTTGCTTTAAATTTAGACCTTGAATCTTCTGGGACATGTTGATCTATGTACATTATAGTTCTATCTTGGGTATACATTTTTATTTCTTCTATAAGTCTTTTACCAAAGTCATCCATTGTACTTACAAAGAAAATGAGAATATTACCATCAAGTTTCTTACAGAGTTTAGCAATAAATTCCATTCTTCTCTTAGAATCTCTGATGGCTTGAAGTTCAAGTCTAAGAAGTTTTTCTCCTGGTATTTGGCTTTTTGCGTAATAGAGTTCTTTCTTCTTACTTTCTTCTATAGAATTTACAGTAATACATCTTATGGAAATAGGTGTAGCCCTACCCTTATTCATAAGTTCTTTCTTTGTAACAGTCTTTAAGATTCCACCAAAGTAAGCCATTAGACTTAGGTAGTCAGCAGATGTATCTTTTACAATAGATCCACTAAATCCACCTGTATAAAGTCTATTCTTTGAAAGATTTATGACAGTCTTTGTAGTTTCAGAAAGTCTATGGCATTCATCAACAAGTACAGCATCATACTTTTCAAAGAATTCAGGATTGTTCTTTGTTATATTTACAAGATATTGGAAATTTGTAATATGGATAGAACCTCTATCATCTTTAAGTTTATTTTTAGAAAGTAACATAGAGATATCTAAGAGATCTCCACCTGAGTAATCTTCAAAATCTGCATACATCTGTCCAACAAGTCCTGGATTTATAGTAAGAATAAGAACTTTCTTTACAGGAGTCTCTTTTACAAGATATCTGCTTATCAGATAGAAAAGCAGGGTCTTTCCAAATCTTTGAGAAAGATCCATAGTGAAGTATTTATATTTTACAGCAAGATAAATTGCAGTGATTTGATCTTCATCAAGTTTAAAATCTTCACTTTGAAAATTCTCTGAGCAGAATTTTTCTATTTTCTCTATTGTGACTGTATCATCAACAAGATATTCTTTATTTTTTATAGAAACTGGAAATTCATAGTCTTTACAAATACCAAGCAAGTGTTTCCACATTCCAATAGGTAAGTATTTGTAATTTCTAAGGAAGTTTACTGTTCCATCCCATTTGCTACCTTTTGGAATCCTAAATCTCCAATTTCTTATCTTCTGAGCATAAACTTTACGGACAGTATCAAGTTCTATTTGACTGTCATATTCAAGTTCAAGTTCTTTTGTATCTGAGTGTACTGTAATCTTCATATAAGGTTTTTATTTGTCAAGTTCTATGTAGTACTTGATTCCAAGTAGCATTTTATCAATAGTATCAACTGTATCTGTTACAAAATTGATATAATCAGTCATTATCTGTATAAGATATCTGAGATCTTTTGTATAAGAGTCAAGATAGATTTTACGCTCTCCCTCACTTTTATAGACAATACCATAATCTTGATCTCCAGGTGGAAGTTTTCCTATCTTCATAGAATGCATTCTATCTCTTTCTACTTTACGAAGATATTTCACATAGAGTGATTGCTCAATTAGAAGTTTTCCTTTCTTAGATATAAGTTCCTGTCTATATACATAAAGCCTGTTCTTATTCAAGCGAAGTGCTTGTGGAGAAGAAAAGAAAGAAGAAACCTCTGAGATGATAGTTCCGTAATGGTCTATATCTTTTATAAAGTTTGACTTCTGGGACTTGGCTATATCTACAATGTTTATGCTACTCATTTAGAAAAGTGTTTTTTGTATATTACCAGATTTCTTACCTTTTGGTTTTGTATGGATAATAGGTTTTACATCTTCTTTCCTAGACTTCTCAACAGGTATTTTAATCTCAAAATCAAAGGAATCAGAAAGTCTATCTTCATATCTGATGATAGATTTCATATCAAGTTTAAGATCATTTAAATTTGTCTGCATATGCTCTTTTATAAAGTTCTTTGTATGTTCTATCAATCTCTATGATATTAAAGTTTCGAAGAATAAGAGAAAGTGATGTAGTTGTAAAATCTCTTGGATGTAAAAGAGAAAGATCTACATTACCATTTCTGTCTTTACATAGAGTCATAAACTTTGTACCAAAGAATGATTCTCTTATAGCAATTAGAGAAATGTAGTTGCCAAATGGGTCTTTAAGAATAACAATATCCCCTGGTCTAATCTTTGCCCAAGAAATGTTATAAGATCTTATCATCCCATAAATGGTAGCTGTAAGTCCAAATAAAAAGAAAAATAAGAATAAAAAGGATACTATTTTCATATGTCGCTTGAAAGTTTAGAATCTACTATTTGTTTAAAATCTGAGGGTGCATCATCGTAAAGGTCTTCAACCATCTCTTCATAAAGTGGATGATAAAGTACATGGGTAACATTAACTGCACACATTATATCATCATCATTACCACTTTGACATTCATAATTACCACTTTTATTTAAACTGAAATTGGTACTCTGAGTAATTGTATTGGAATCTGTAAGAAGAAGTTGTCCTATTCTTACATGTTTCTTGAATTTCTTTGTGGCATCTTTTTTTACAGAATCTGTATTGAATACTCCCTGTTTGAAAGTTTTAGCATCTTCCCATACCATATTATAAGGAAATTCAAGGAAGATATCTGTATCAAGATCGTTATTATCTCCATAAACTTCTGAACAGGTCTTTGTAAAAGTTCTACCCTCATAATTGAGTTCTACTATACCAACTATATTCTCATTGAAGAGATCCATTACTATGTGGTAGAAAATTTTGGCTACCATATCAACTTCAAGTTCATTACTTCTAAATTTGGCAACTTCTACAAGTTTATAGAAATCTTTAACAGAGGTAGCAATTTTTATTTTATCAAGTTGGGTTTTGGACATCGGCATAATCTTGTAGAAAGTAATAACAGAGTAATCTCCACCTCCACCACCTGCAAGATCCACAGAGAAAATAAATTTACTTGAATCATCTGAAAAATCTGAGGGATCTATATCTGGATGCACAATAAAGACATCTGGATTTTGAAGAGGAGTATCAAGATCTTCAAGAATAGTCTCTATGGCATCCACTGGAAAAGGTTTATATTTCTTCTCCTGTGTTTTTAAGGTTCTCATTGTTACAGAGTTGAATATCATGGAATTCCCTGCCATGAATTGATTTCCATATTCTTGATTGAAATCTTCTTCATTTCCAAGATCTTCAATTTGTGCCTGTTTCCATTCTTCTCCTCTATAAACTATATTTCCATTTTCATCCAGAAGTGGATCTCCAATTTCATTATTTAAAGGAACTTCCCACCAATCTACACGGATAGGATTAAAATTGTTTGTTCCTTTTACTGCTTTCTGCCATACCTCATAGAATTTATTTGTTCCTCTGGGTGTACTCATTATAATAAGTTTAGCAGTAACAGAAGATGACATGGTAGGTATAATAGTTCGATACAGTTTATTAATGATTGAGTGATGAACAAGAGCAAACTCATCCATAATAAGCAAATGACAGGTCATACCAGCAGCAGTATTCTCTGTGGTAGTCTCTACTGTAAGAGTATTATTATTAGAGAAATGCTTCTTTCTTATATTGTCTTTCTTAAGTCCAAGTTTAAGAAAATAAGGTAGTTCAAGTAGCATAACTTCTATCTTTTGTGCAAGGTCTTCTGCCTTATCTGAAGTAGCACTGGCAATTACAACATTTCTATCCTTATTAAAAATAAGATACCAAACTACAAAGATGGCAGTAGTAACTGATTTACCACTTTGTCTACTTTGGAGGAGAATGTTTTTGTTATATTTTTTAAGTTGAAGAAGTATTCTTCTCTGATATTTTCTAAGTTTTACAAGTCTATTTCCACCATCGGTAAGAACTTTACAAAAATTCTCTGCAAAATATATTATATCTTCTTTACATTTTGCAAGTTCAAGGATCTCTTCTTGAGTATATTCAAAAAGTACATCATCTTTCATTTTACGAATGTTGTTATCATAAAATGGGTGATTTCTTGGTGCAGGAAGTGAACCTGTAAGATTATATTCTTTTACAATTGCTTCTATTTTAGAACTTGTCCATATACTGGATCTTGTCGAAATTTGGGTCATAAAAATAATATAACATTAAATAAAATATTAATTTTTAAAAACTTATATATATATGGAAGATAACAATTTAAACACTGGATGTCTAATGCTTTCTGTACCGATGATGGAAGAAGTAGTTGAAAGAATGCATGATGACTTGGAAAGAATACTCCTCAGTCATGGATATAGAAGAGATGAAGATTTTGAATTTGATAAGTACATTCATATTACAGTAGCATTTGGTATAAATATAAACACTGATATAAATCTTATTAAAGAAATAGTAAGAAATAGACCAAGTTATTTCCAACTTACAGAACTTTCACTTTTTGAAAATGAAGTTTTTGATATTATTAAGTTCGATGTAATGAGTACAGATCTTAGAATTCTTAATCATATCATAAAATCAAAAATGGAAGTAAAATCTACCTTTAATGAGTATCATCCGCATCTTACTGTGGCATATGTTCCAAAAGGTATGGGAGTAGAACTCATAGCAAGACTGAACAAACTTCTATATGAAGAGATGAATTTTGCTTTTGAACCTCTTACACACAGTAGTGAGTATACTTATAGTACTTCTATGGAGGGAGATAGAATAGAACTTTAGAATACGAGTATAATTCTCAAAAGTAAAATTTTTAGAAACTTTTTATCATCAATTGCTTCTACAATTGTAGACAGATTGTCCCAGAGTTTAATTACTCTGGGACAACTGTTTTAACAATTAGATTAACAAATAAATTTAAATCACTTAACAATTTACTTTTATTATGCCTGTACAGTATCTATTTCAGAGTTATATCTAAGATCTATACTGTCTACACAATGTCCTCCTTTAAACCATACTCTAAAATCAAGAATCCAAAGGAAGATTACAAGAATCCAACCAAGAATACTAAGTGTTCCTCTTTTCTGATTTTTTCCAAGTGCAGATGATATAGTTTCATCTTTATGTCCAAATGGATAATGTTTACCTTTTACAAACAGAGTATTAAGCATAGTTCTATACTCTTGATTGCAATATCTGTCAAATCTAAGTAGTGAATCCATCAGTGTTTGATTCATAATAGGAACAGCATCACTCCATTTACGCTTCCAAGTATATTTAATAGTTACCACTATGAAAGAAGCAAGTAACATATACCTGAATGCATATGCGACCATAAGATAAAGAATCATAAGAACTACAAAGTTCGCAAATAATTTTAAAAAATTTTTCATATATGGGAAAGAAATTTTATTTAAAGAGTGGTAGAGACTTCTTAATAATTGCATCTGATTTATAAGGTGCAGTTGGTAATCCCTCTATTTTTCTATAATTATGTTCAAGTACTCTGATTACTATCCAAAGAGGTATTATTTCTATCTCCTCTGTAATAACCTGAAGCCAGGATATAGGTGTATATTGGATAATAGATGAAAGTCCCAAGAGCAAGAGTACTATATTTGTTCCAGAATAAAGGATTACAAAAATAAGTAACCAATTAGTAGAATTCATATAATATCTTAGAACAGTTTTCTTAGCAATTGCCATTCTAAGAAGTAGAGCATATGAAAGTATAAGAATTGTATATTGAACCATACTGTCTACATATACTATGTCTGTCTTTTCCAGCCCCAGGGCTTGTATTGTTGTACTTGTGTCCATGTTTAAAAAATTATAAAATATAAGAATTATGGATTATTTGATACTTCTTCACTTTGTTGTTCTTCTTGAACAGGATCTGGTGTATCATCTACACCAAGTCTTCTGTTTATAAATTTAGATGCTGTCTTTGGAAGTTTTGTAAGTTCCTTACCACTTGAATCGATTAGTGGTGTTCTATACTTAATAATAATAGCATGACCAAATACACTCATTATAGTAATAATAAGGTAAAGTACAAACTTATTCACATATCCCTCAGAATATGCAAACATAGAAAGAAATGATACAATTGATGTAATTACAACAGAAGTAACTATTGATTTAAAAGTAAGATTTTTCTTTCTTACAGGGTCATCATAATCACTAAGAATAGAAAACAGAAGACCACCCACAAAAAATAAGTAGAAATATGGATCGTAAATCATAGCATGTTCTACTGTACTTATGGCACTAGTAGAGAGCATCACAGATAGGTAGGCTGTGGAAAAGGCTGTTTTAATACTTAAAATGTTAGTTTCCATATTTTTACAAAGACAAAAAATTTGTAATATGTATTAATATGGAAACTAACATTTTGGTATGTTTATAACATTTGATTACTTAGTCTTGTTCAGAGTGTCTATATTCTCTGAAATAAAGATAGCCAAGTAGTCACCAAGTAATGAAAGTAAAGGAACTCCATTTCTAAGTAAGAATTTTAGATAAATGTGAGTATTGACAGGAATGGTAGTCTCTCCTGTAACTTTCCATTCTCTCTTTGGAGTACCATTAGGTAGGAGAACTGGATGTCCATCATCTCCATACACAATCTCCAAAGTTTCCTCAGGTACTTTTATGATTTCAAAAGTTTTAGGATCTCTAAGATAACTCCATGTAGTATCTGACATGTACCAATCTGGACATTGAAGAGGTAAGGTAACTCGTTCTCCCATAGAATCTACACCTACCTGTCTATAAAGGATATGTGTATTTTTAGTAGTAAGATCTGGAGTAATCTTGTATACTTCAATATATCTGGACAGGTGTGGAAAGAGTGGATGTGGAGCAAGTTCTTGCTTACAAAACACCATCTCTTCCTTATTAATGGTATCAAGAAGAGCCTGTATTTGTGGTGGTATTATGCTTCGTTTATTCATATTTTTAAGGTTTTATAAAGTATTCTGGGTATGTTAAATTAAATTGTGGAAGTTTAGTCTCTGTATTAAAGATAAACTTAAATTTGTTATCTGCAGTAAGTAAATGATCTGGAATTAGATATTCTTTTGTATTACCAATGGTAGCATTAGGAGTAGTAAAAGTAACCAAGAGTAAGTTTGCTACTTTCTTATATGTAACATTTACAGTAGAATTTACTACATTATAAGCAAATTGTGTACCATTGAGGTAGAAAAATCCTGTGGAAGAAGTAAAAGATTGAAGTACTCCAAGAGTTGGTGCATTTCCTGTACCAAGTCCCATTCTCCAGAATGGAATACCATTAATAAGAATAGTATTTAAGGTATATGAAAGTACCCAATCTTTATCTCCTGGAAGTTCTATTTTAGATTTTAAAGTTTCAAACAGAGATTGAACAGGAACACCTGATGGATTTAAGTTTGGTACAAGAGAAACACCAGATGGAGTAAGAGTGATCTGATTTGGTGCAGATGGATACTCTTTTATAATATCAAAGTCAGTCTTTGTCATCTGAGTCAGTCTTGTCTTATCATCCAGATCATGGAGTCTTTCTGTATAATCTATGTTACTGTCTATTATAGTAAGATCACTCTGTGGAATAACTGTATATTTTCCAGAAATACCAATAACAGACAGATAACTTGAATGATCGTAGGTTTTAATTATGAATTTAAGTTTAAACTTAGTAGTTAAATTCTCCACAGGTTGTACCCAATGCTTATGAGAGATACCTCCTGCATATACACAAGTAATAAAGAATTTCTTGTTATAATAGTACATTATGATCTGTACTTCTGGAGAAGCATCAAATCTATTGTTAAATATTCCACTTGGAGTAATATAGTTTGCAACATATTGGTTATTAGATCCAAGAGTAAAGAGTGTAGTTCTATCTCCAATTTCATTTTCTACCACAAAATCATCAAAGTGATATCTGTTGTTGAAATTGTGGATGATAAATTTAAAGAGCATACCATCTTGTACCTGATATTCTCCACCTATTTGTAGCATACTTAGAATATTACCTGCAGTGGATATTACCTGTGGTTTTGCTGGTGTTATTTTTTCATTTATAATAGCAGTTTTTCCATAGAGAGCATGATCCACAGTTTCAAATATAAGGTTTTCTGTATAAGTTGGATTTATAGGAGTATATGTAAAGTTCTCTATCTGTGTAAAATTGTATGTGAGATATTTCTTCATTATTTTCTTATATTGTTTATATTCAGCAGGATGGACAGGTACAGTAGTAGTAACAACACTATTTGTAACATTTATATTTACATTTTGGATACCTGTTTCTACATGTATAGTGTCTGGGTGTGTAAGTGTTATCTCTACGGCAGAACCTGTGGCAAGTTCCTTAGTCTCTGGATCTTGTCTTACAACAGTGGAAAATTTAGTGAGGTCATCTCCTGAGGTAACCTGTTTAAGTCCAGAAATTTTAAACTTATTACCATTAGTTTTAAATTCCAGGGATCCATTCATAGAGACAACTCTATCTGAGGATACAGTACCATCTACTGAATATATGTTGTTATCTGATCCAAGTGGAACCCAATTTCCATTTTTAAATTGGAGGTAAGCCTGTATATCTTTGTTATAGACTACCATACCATTAAGTCTTTGGTCTCCATTTATTTTTGTAGAGAGTTCAGAAAGCATAGCCTGAGACATCTTTGGAGATAGTATAACTCCTTTTTGTACATCATTTTTATAGTGCAAGGCAAGATGTGGAGGCAAGGCAACATCACTGGTTATAACATTATCTCCTACATATACTCCAAGATCTGGATCATACATTAGTACAGTATTCCAGTTATCGTAAGTGTCTCCATTTTGAGTAGCGACAGTAGGCAGAGTCTCTGCAGAATATGTTCTGGTACTTTGTGATCTAGTATGGATTCTACCATCTGATCCCAAGAACATTCCATAAGTACCGAAGTGTTTATCAGTTTCTTTTACTTTTGATTTAAATTTAAACATTACACCCTCTCCAAGCATATGTGGATAAAGTCCTTTAATTGGACTTATGTCAGAAGATTCTCTGATCATATGTTTAAGCGAATGTCCAAAGGAAGTAGGAGTAAAGATGTCCAAGAGAACATCAAAATTCTTTACTTTTTGATCTTCTTCTCTAATATCAAATGAATATCCATTTTTTATAAGATCTATTCTTCTATTATATCCAAGTCCTGTAAGAGAATAAGAAAGATGTGGATTTTTCTTATAAACAAGTTCATTTTCTCTCAGGTAGATTCCTGTAAATGAATCATTGGTATTGTATGCTGGAGTAGAAGCAAGTTTAATTCCTCCTGTAAGAGAAATTCCAGTGTCTGTGTCTGTTATATTTGAAGATTCAAATGCAAAACCTGTCCACTTTGGAATAGAACCAGCAGGCACTACAGGTGCACCAAGTTTGGTATTTAGTTTTACTTCAAGTCCCTCTATATTTTTTACTTTAATTGTAGCAGATGAAATAGTAGTACCTGAGGAATCTTTAAGATTTATACGAGTACCATTTACTTCTATTTCGGTAGCCATTCCAGATACAAAATCAGATACAGAGATAGAATCAAGTTTAATACCTTGTCCATTATAAAGTTCTATTTCCTTAGTTTCTGAGTTGTATTTAAGATCTGTACCCTCATCATCAAGAGATTGCATAGATACAGATGTGATAAGAGTAGAAGAAGAATCTTTAAGTTCTAAACTCTTTGTAGCAGGATTGAAAGAAAGTTGAAGACCTCTAAGTCCACCAACACTTCCAGAAAGATTCTGCATATTGTTTTTAAGTTCCATAAGTGTAGAACTTAGAGCAGATACATTACTCTTTACATTTTCTACCTCAGAAGTTACCTCTGAGAATTTCTCTCCTAGTCCCTCTATATTTTCTATATTGTGGGAAACACTGAACAGGGATTCCCCAGATGAAGAGACAAAAACAAGGTTTGATTTGTTTCCTCTATCGAAGTTTGCTCCAGTAACTACGCCCGATACTATATCTGTAAGTGGAATATCTTCATCAAGTTTATTTCCTTTCTTATCATAAATTTGTAAAGATTTAGTTGTCTTGTCATATCTGATATCAATCTTTGAAAGAAGTGGAAGAAGTGATATAGATGAGATAACCTCAGAATCTGAACCTACAAGATTTATGGTAGTTGTGGCTTGATCAAAAGTAAGTGAAAGTGAAGTTGGAGAAGACGCCGAACCTACTTTTCTTACAAGTTCTGTAAGTTTATCATCAATAGCGAGGTTTACAGACTCTTGATTTATAGCAGTAACTGGAAGTGTATTATATCCAAGTGGTTTTGTAGCAATCCTTGAACTGCTGATATTTTTATTACCTACCTGTCTACCATTACCATAAAATGTAGTATCAAAGTATTCTCCACTTGATGAATTTACTACTCTGAAAGTAATAGGAAGTTCTACAAGAGATTGAATATCTTGAAAAACTGGAAGTTCTGTAACAAGTATAGTAGATCCAGATTTAATAGGTGTACGAACAGTATGAGAATTTAAAGGTACAGAAATATGGTCTACAATACCGACAGCTGAAAAATCCAAGACTTGGGTAACTCCAGAGTCTGATTTTATACAGACTTTGCTTTCTTTATTTACATATACATATGCATGTCCCAAGAGTGGAGTGGATATTGTAGATTCATCTTGTACCAATGGTAAAAGAATTGAAGACATAAGAATTTAAATTTACATGTATGTACTTTATCTTTTTCCTAAGATATGGGACATAAGAGAGGATTGTACCTTTTTATCAGATAGTGTGGATTTAAGTACATTCTTTGCAAATCCACTGATTTTAGAAAGTACAGTCTCTTTATGCTTGGTAGTATTTGTTTGCATATATCCGAGTAAGGTAGCATACTCAGAGTCAAGCAGATTTTTCCTGTCTGCTCCCATGTTAGATGTTCTCATACTTATTTCTGCTATAATAGAAGAATATGAATGTGATGGAGAAGAATGGGAAGATTTTCTACCAAGTAATCCTCCACTGGCTTGTCTGATTACACCTTTTACAAGAGAAGTAGATCTCTTAGGTTCAAGTTCTTCAAAGAAGACATTTTTATATTCAAGTGAATGTGTTTTTGAAAGATCTGCTTTCTGACCTTGCTGTTTAATTTTATTTTTAACTGTATCTTTAAGTAAGGCTTTACCTTGCTTTATAGCAGTTTTGAGAAGTGATTTACCAAGAGTATTCATTATCTTTCCAAATCTGGTTTTAGCATTTCCCCCAGAAAGAATAGATGAAAATTCTTGGTTGGTAGTGGTTTCTTTTATAAGAGATTCAAGATTTAGAACAGAAAGTGTAGAAGAATCTTTAAATCTCGATGATACAATTTTAAGTTCTACTTCATTTACTTTTGGAGTTGTATTATCAATTTGATCTGAAAATACTCCTTCAAGTTTTAGAGTACAATCCATAAAAGTAAATTTATAAGCAGAAAGTATAGGTGTTATAGGTGTAGTAGCATCAGTACCTGGGGCTTGTACACTGCTTGAAAAATCAAGAAGTTCTTCTTTAAGTGTAGTTTCCTTTCTATTTGCAAATTCATCATTATCTGGGATATAAGTACTATATTTTCCTATTTCATAAACAAAAATATCTACAGAGAATTTAGAAAGATTATCTGGAAGTACTTGTCTATGATAAATGTGATCGTATGTGATATATTGGTAGAGATCGATAAGTAGTCCAAGTTTAAGATCTATAGTATCCCAATATTTACATGTAAGTACAGCCTCTTCATCTGTAGGAGAAGCAAAATTAAGCCGAGAGCTTCTATTCCATACAGTAGAAAGACCTGTAACACCCTGCAAAAGATATGGAGCCTGATTAAGGAAATTTAAGTGGTAAACTAAATTTTTAAGTGCTTCTGCTCTGTCATATTCTCCAATTTGCATAAGATAGTAATATGCACTACCTCCACTACCAAGAAGTGAAGAATCTGGATTCTCTTCTTGAAGATTAAAAAGTGGAGAATTATTACCAAATTTAAAAAGAACATCTACACCAAGAGTACTTGGATCTTGAATTGAATATCCAGATTTTGAACCGATTTCATAGTTCCTATACTTATTCTTTGTAAGTGTAATTGGATCTATTTGGCTTTCCTGTGGAGAATTTGTATCCGACCCAAGAGGTAATGTACTTGTTACAGTACCCCTAAGTAGAGAAGAATATTTCTCAGAGTTCGAAATTTTATTCATATTTACAGGAAGTAGCATAAAGAAAAGGTATTTAGATGTTATGAATATGTATCTGTTCTTTGTGGGTATTTATAAAATTTTAAGAATACAGAAAAGATGACAACAGTTACAATAAATCATTCGGCTTTCCCATTTCTTCCTGGTCAAGTTTTTAATTTTACAGAACCTATTACTGTACTTGTTGGAGATATAGGAGTAGGCAAAAGTACAATGCTTAAACTTATAGCAACAGAAGACCCTGCTGCTTTGATTAACAGAACATGTAAAAATGTCATTTGGTGGGATAGTGAACTTGGAAATCCAAGAACAAGAAACTTTGAAATTCTGGATTTCTTTTTACAATATGTAAACAATATAGAGATTTCACAGGAGGAAAAACTTAAAATTGGAAAGATTGTTAAAGATTTTCTTGTTCTAAACAGTGAAGAGAGTACTCTAACTTGTAGTCATGGAGAAAAACTTTTCCCTATTCTTGAAAGTATAAAAAGCCACACAGGTAGTCTTATTCTTCTGGATGAACCAGATTCTGGACTTTCTATAAAGAAAATAGAAGAATTTGTAAGAATTATAAGAAGTACAATAGAACATGGTACAGAATATATCATTGCTACTCATTCTCCTGTTCTCATTTCACAGGTAAGTAAAGTGTTCAATATGGAGACTGGAAGTTATGAAGACTCAAAATATTATTTAGAAAGAATATGGAACAGATAACAGTTTATACAGATGGTGGTTGTACTCATAACCCTGGAGTAGGTGGTTATGGTATTGTAATTCTTAGAAAAGATAAGAGTCCAATTCTTATAAGTAAAGGCTTTGAATACACCACAAATAACAGAATGGAACTTATGGCTGTTATAGAGACCATGAAACTTTTCAAAGATAAAGATGTGAAAGTAGAAATTTTTACAGACAGTAAGTATATTACAGACAGTATAAATCTGGGTTGGGTATACAAATGGAAAAGTAAAAATTTTGAGGGTACTAAAAATCCAGATCTTTGGAAAAAACTTCTTGATGTTCTTACAAATAAAATTACCTTATCTTGGGTAAAGGGTCACTCTGGAAATGTATACAATGAGATGGCTGATAAACTTTCTAAAGAAGCCAGATCTAAAATAGTAGAAAAAGACACAGAATTCTTAAAGATAGAAGCAGAAAGTAAGAAACCTAAGACAATTGGTAATAAAAATAAAACTCTCTTCTAAGGTGTTGTATTTACAGTAGATGAAAGAATAGAACTTTCTGCACTCTGCACCATCTGTGAAAATGTTCCATTTGATATAGGAAATTTACTTTGATCGATAGCAGTTGCCATTGCTTTAAGAAGTAACATCAGAGGTTCTCCATTTACAGCAGAATATATCGGATTTGCACCTACATCAGTTGTGCTACCATTGACATGGACATAATTACTGTTTGAAGTAATTGTATTTGGTGTAGAAATATTTACAGCATTAGTGCTGGTAACAGAAATAGTATCTCCTGCAAGTTCTATAGTAGAAGAAGATCCTGAATGATTAATCACAATATTTCCATTTGGTTTAATATTTAAGATAGATGTTCCATGATCTATCATAAGTCCTGTACCTTTGGCAAAGTAGATTTTAATACTTCCTGTTGTGTCATAAAGAAGTGAATGAAAACCCTCGTAATCTTTCTTCATTTCATCTATCATATCCTCTGCAAGTTCTTCAATACAGGTATAAACAGGATGATAGATGGAATCTGTAGGAAATTTAACCTTTACTATCTGATCCTTTTTAGGAATAGAAATTTGTCCTCCTCCTTTATTTCCAAAAGTGATAGGCACTTCTGGATATGCCCAGGGAAGATCATCGACTGGGATATCTTCAAGTTTAGTAGTACCAAAGATTCCATACACAAGTATTTTACATCTTCCCTTATGAAGAGGATCATTTATATCGACTATTTTTCCTAAGTATTCCATTTAGATTTTTATTTAAGTTCCCAAGTTCCTTGCGTAAGTACTGTATCTGCTACTGATGGACTTTTAGACACAATATAAAATTTGTGATTTATAGCAGAAGAAAGTGAAGAAGATACATTCTCTGGAATAGAGAAAAGAAGTTCTCCAGATGTCCTTGATATTCCAGAAAGTTTAGACTCTGGAATGAACAATTTTTTATCATCTGCTCCAAAGAACACCATATAATAATTGTTTATAGAATCCAGTTCCACAGGTTTAATCATGTTATCTTGTTTACTAACAAGAGTAAATTTGTGATTAGTAGTAAATCCTGGATTTATAGTAATATGACTCTCTTCTTTAGTAAGCATATCTATAACATTTACATTGATATAGATAGGAGTAATTACAGAACCTGGCTTCTGGATAGATTTTTCATAGAGATTTACAGAAGTAGTTTCATTTTTAGGTAGGTAAAGTTTATGAGAATAAACATCTCCAGAAAGTCTGAGAGTAGTAGATGTATTTTTAAAATTACCTATCTTCTCTGTTGTAAGTGATGCAGATTTTACAATAGAATGTCCAGTTTTTGTATTTAAGATATTCATTGTATAATCTACAGATATTGCACGGAGTACATCAGGATATTCAAGTATAGGTTTAAATTTAAAGTTTTTATGGAAATTAGATGTTTGAAGCGTAGTAATGGAAGAAGTAAGTACATTTTCTCCATCAGTATGTTCATAAACATTTAGAGTATGTGTAATCATTAGATTTACACCTGTACCCATTATTTCATATATGTAATCTTCAAAAGAATAATCAGGGAGTGTAGTACTTCCAAAATATTCAAAGTATCCATTCTTTTCTACAAGATTTGCTGTAACTGAACTTACTGGTTCTATATCAGAAAGTACAACAGATTTAGTATCTCCAATTTCATAGGAAACTCCTGTATTTGCTGGAGAAATAACCTCTTTTGTAATAGTACTTATAGAAATGTAAATATTTCTTTCAAGTGTACCAAGTGAGAGATCCTGTGCGTACGGCATACTTCCTGTACTTACATAGACAGGAGCAGGTATTCTTATTTCCAAATATGAATCATAGACAACCTCACTGATTATTATAGGAGTTTTTGGATATCTGATCAGTGAATAATCTTCTTTTGTAAATTTAAAGTGGCAAAGTTTGAATTTGCTGTCATTTTCATTTTTAAGTGCTACTTCAAGCAGGAATCCTTTTATGTCTTCTGTAAAAGTATACCCACTTTTTAAATAAAGTCTCACAGTATTCATAGGAATAGTGGTACTTCTAAGGAATGAATACTTGTTTACGAGTAAGGTATTTGAATGTTCAGATTCAAGACTTCCAATAGATCTTCCAGCAAATCTTGGTGTTGTACCTACTTGAATTACGCTATGTTCAAGATCAGCATTGTTACCTGTTTTATTTGTGTTTTCAATTATCTGTATGTAGTTGTCATCTGCAGATCTTACAACAGAATAATCAAATTCAGAAGATAAAGAGACACCACTTGAATAATTATATTCAAGAAGTAGGAAATCAGTAATAGCAATTCTTGAACTGGTCATATTTTGGAAAATTTCCCTATGTACTTTGTCTTAGAGTCCCATATAAGGCTTAGCCGTACTACACCACTTATTTAGAAATTCAACATGTGGTGGATTTCCAAGTCCAAGTCTCTCCTGTATAGGTAGATCATCTATGTTATATGGAGTTTTTGATGATACCTCTGGATTTACATCTATTCCTCCAAAGATAGGAAGTGAAAAACTCTTACTTGTTGTTTTAGTCTTTATAAGTTGTTTACTTCCTTTAAAGAGTGTAGTAAGTTCGCTGTCAGAATCTCCAAGTGGAAAGAATTTAAGTGTATAAAGAACTGGAAAAACTACAATACCATTAATAGTTAACCAGAGAACAAAAATACAAACAGGTGTAGGAATACAAACAAGAGGAATCCACATAATTGGTAGTTTTATTCTTTTAGTTCCTATGATAAGTCCAACTGTCCAATACTTAGGTTGGACAGCAATAGCATTTAGTCCAATAGAGAATTGTACCCAATATGGAAGTCTTGATATATCAGAAGAAGAATAAGATGAAAGTCCAAGATTTGAGTAGTTTGGTTTAATATCTGGGAGACTGGGCGAATCTGGGAACTCTGGAACAACTCCACACATAGGTATCTTCTTTATTCTTTTTAAAAGATCTTCTTTTACCTTATCTGGATTCAGTGTATCAAATGTAATATCCAGTCTTTGCAGGAATATTTGGATTTTTAAATATTCATCATTTAAGACTAAATATCCAGGATCATGGTAATCATAAGAAGAATATTCAGATACTCTACCTGGAATATACTTAAGTTCAGAAGTTATCAGATTTTCTATATTTTGAGAAAGATTTTTTACACCCTCAACAGAATGTATTAAATTGTACATTTGATTTTTTGCCTGTACTTGTCTACTTCTTATGTCCTGTACAAGTCTGGACTGTACAGCCATTGCATCTCTATCTCTATAAATGATTTCTATTTTACCTGCTTCTATATCGCTTATTACCCCAAGAATAGAATCTTTAAATACCTTACCTACCTGAGAAGTAGAAACTGGCATTTTATCTCTAAAAAGATTAAAGTTTACTCTCTCCTTTCTTGTATAAATCAGATATAGAAGTATTTTATAATAAGAATTTAAAAAATTAGCATATTCATTTTCTATATTCTGCAAAAAATTTACGCAGATATTTGTATTTTGTTTTATAAATTCTACCTCTCTAAGGATATCATCAGAGTACGCAAGTGTACAGGATTTATCCTTGTCAGAAAGAGTACCAAGAAATGCAGGAGATACATTTTCTTTGATATTTTTAAGCAAAGATGGACTTCCTGCTTTAAGTTTTTCTTCAAGTGAAAGAAGTGAGTTCTCTCTTTCCTTTTTTGTAGTACTTAAATTACTGATCGGTACCTGTGGAGTACAGAAATCTGGAAGAACCTGTGGAGGGTGCACAGTTGCACATCTCATAGATGGAAGTTCTTTTTCATTTTGTTTCTTAATTCTAAGTTCCTCAAGTTCTCTAAGTAAGTTCTCTGTATAATCCATCAGTTATAAGGTAAATATCCAAATATATGTACCTTATGGCAGGAAGTTTTGAAGATATAGCACCAATAAAGAATAGAAAAGATAAACTTAAAAATCAGAGATATGATTACGAGGGTAAAATACTTCTTAAAACTGTAAGTAATGTACTTCTTGGTAATCATTTTATAATAGGACTCCTTTCAAAGATTGAATATGTAGTTCAAAATATACTTGAATCTATCAAAGGAATTGGAAACAAAATAAATTACCTGGAAGATCCTAAATAAAGCGATTCCTGGTCAACTTTGTGTAGTAAGCAACCTTATAGGTGGGCGATAACAAAGTTTTAACCAGGAATCTGTGCAATTAGAAAAATTATGGTTTATTTAAGAGGAATGATTTCCTTTATCTATCTATATTTCTCTGGAATGCAGGTATTTAAAATTTTTATATTTTCTCCATAGTTCTTACGAAGACTTTTTACTTTCATAGCAATAACACCTCCATTCATTTTTGAAATATCAGCTGTAGATGGTACTCTTTCTATTTTACCATCTTCAAGTTCTAAAAGAAATTCAGAAGTAGAACCGAGATCAAGATCCACTTCCGAAATTTCTTCTTGGTTATTAGTATCTACCTGTGGGTCTTTTACATCATGCTGGGTAGATTCTACAATTGAGTTTTTAGTTTCTTTATCTTCTAAGACAGCACCAGTATCCTCTGTCTCAGTATGAACTTTTTCATCTTCTTTTTTAGGTAGACTTTCCTTTTCATTTTTCTCTCCATCATCATTAATTTTCGGTATAAGTTCAGAACCACTAACATGAACAAGTCCTCTAAGTTTCCCTGTAACATAAACTGAGTTCTCCCCAGTTTCTGTATCCGTAACAGAAAGTACAGTAGTAGATCCAGTTACAGTAATTGGTGTTATATCAAGATTTTTTATTGGAAGTTCATATCCAAGATTTCTTAGTATAAGTTGGTAGTCCATTGTCTCTTTTTTTAATTTTATTCATCTGGGTCTATAATGTTTCCAAGATTCACTTCATGTTCAAATCTCTTATTGTAATAATCATAAGCATCATCAGAGAGTTCTATCTCATTTCCTTCTACCATATCTACAATAGTCATGAAATGATCATCTATTACACAAAGTACAGGAAGTGAATGAATTTTACCTTGATATGTAATTAAAAGATTATCTGTAAGTTTAAGTGGTTTCATAAATTTTTAAAAATTAAAAGGAGATGAAAACCCTTAAGGTTCATCTCCTCATATATACTCACAAAAATTTAAAAGTTCTATTTTTATGCTTCACAACTGCTACAAGTTGCTGTAAATTGTTGAGATACAAGTTTAGATACCGAACTTGATCTTTGATAATATAGTGTTTTTACACCTACTTTCCATGCCTCTATAAGAATAGCATTTATATCTTTAACAGGAACATTAGGTGGTATATTTAAGTTTAAAGATTGTGATTGATCAATATATTTCTGTCTTTGTCCAGCCTGTACAATAATTTCAATAGGTGCAATCTCTTTAAAAGTCTTAAATACTGCTTTCTCATCATCAGAAAGGAAATCGAGGTGTTGAACAGAACCATCAGATAGCATTATATCTCTCCAAATTTCTTCTGTATCTTTACCTTTCTCTTCAAGAAGTTTTTTAAGATACTTATTCTTTCTCATAAAATTACCTTTGGCAAGTCCTACTTTATAATAATTAGAAGCAAAAGGCTCAATTCCTTGACTGGTTTGTCCAAGAATAGAAGATGATGAAGTTGTAGGAGCAATAGCCATTGTAGTAGTATTTCTAAGTCCTGTTCCTTTAAGAAGTTCAGGCTCTCCATAAATTTCTGCAAGGTCTTTTGATGCTCTCTGGGATTCTGATTGAATTCTTCTAAATGCCTCAGCATTGAACATTTTTGCCATCATACTTTCAAAAGGAATGTTATTTTTCTGTAAGTAAGAATGATAACCAAGTACTCCAAGACCTAAGGCTCTATGTCTTTTTGCAAATCTTCTGGCATTTTCAAGGTGTTTCTTTCCTTTACTGTTTCTTATAAATTCTTCCATTACAGCATCAAGGAAGAAAGTAGCATAGTAGACAGCATCTGTATCTTTCCATTCATCATAAAGTTCAAGGTTCATAGAAGCCAGACAACATACAAATGATTCATCTTCACTGCTTGGTAGCATAATCTCTGAGCACAGGTTACTTCCATTTATAGTAAGTGAATGTTTTTTATAAACTTCTGGTTTATTATTATTTACAGTATCTGAGAAAACAATAAACGGCATTCCTGTCTCCTTTCTGGATTTTAAGACTTTTGCCCAAATTTCTCTATTTCTTTCATTACCATCTATCATATCCTGCATCCAACCGTCAGATACACATACACCTGTAAATAGATTTTGGATTGGATTACCTATATTTCTAATTTGTAAAAATTCTTCAATATCTCCATGATCTATTGGAAGATAAGAACAGAAAGCGCCTTTCCTGGTATTTCCACATACTAATGTTCTATTATTATGTCTTACTATTATTCTACCTTTTGGCACAATACAACAATATACCATATCATCATATGCTTCTCTATACACCTCACAAGAATGACCAAGTACTCTATTGTTATCAGATATTATTACTGAATATAAATCAGATCTGTTATTAGATCTTCCATAATCAATTCTAATTCTGGTTCTTTTATTACATAACATTGCTACTGCTTGTACAATATCAACATTTTCTCTGATAATTGAACAATAGCTAAAACTATGTTTGATTTTATTACCATCCCATAATGATACTTCTTCCAAAAAATCTAAACACCAATCATATGATATTTTATCAAGTTCTACCCACGAAAAAGTAGGAATTTTTAATTTTTTTACATCATATATGTGTATGTTAGTAACACCTGTTTTACTTTCAATTTGGGTTCTGTATTTGAGTTTAAGTCTGTTAACAATATCAAGTAATCTATCGATTTTTCTTTGTTTAGTAAATCTAAACTTCATTACACAACCTCTTTTGTTTTTTGTACCATCAGCTTGGAATGCTATTTTAAGTCTTTCCTCATCAGTAAGTCTATCTGAGATTGTGGATGTTTTTCCAGAAATATAAAGTCTATTATCTCTATGTAATTTTAAATCTTCAGCCTTAGTTATTTCAGTATATCCAGCCCATCTTTTAGTTCCAGATGATTTTTTACCTTTCATTCTTTCAACAACCATTCTATGGTTGGTTGTTACACCTATTGATACAAGATCATCTCTCTTTTTACCTCTAATTTTTACAAGATCCCCTGTATATTTTTTTGAAGTAAGTTCATATGTGTCGGTAAAATCTATATTACCATGTTCATCAACCTGGGCAATTTTATCTTGCTTAGGGTCTACATCTCTAAAATCCTTAAAACCTTTATTGGTAAGTATTTCAGTACCTTTTTCATAACATGAACCTTGTGATACATTGTTCATTACAGTGTCTACAATGTTCATAAATGAAACAGAACCTGTGGCTGTTCCATTTCCTGAAATTTTAGAACCTCTTGCTCTAACATCCCCATAATAAGCAGATGTTCCCCCACCTGACTTAGTTTGCATAATTACTTCAGAAAGTTTATCAGAAATACCCACAATATCATCTGGGATATAGACATTAAAACATGAAATAGGAAGACCTCTACTGGTTCCCATATTTGCCCAAACTGGTGAAGAGAATGAAATCCAACCTTTAATAATCATCTCTTTAAAGATGTTTTTAAGTTCTGGCTTATAAAGTCTCTTACTTGCACTTAAGCAGATTCTTTCTACAGCATCTTCAACTGATTCTCCCTGTTGAAGATATCCACCTGAAAGCATTTGTTTGGATTCTTCATTATACCACCAGTATGGTGTACCCACAGAAGATAGGGTATTATATTCGAATGTACTCATAAAAAATTGTGTTGTATATTTAAAAAAGATTTAAAATTTTCATTTTGTAAGTGATTAAAATATTAAAATCATGGACACCAAATATGTACTCGGTGTCAAATCTAAGCACCTTTAAATGGTAATGTTTGACACCGAGCAAAATTTGAGTATTTTAATATGATTTTCTAACTTCAAATGGTTGATCAATATCACAATCTTCACATTCTGTGTCATCTTCTTCATCATATTCAAAAAGAGATTCTATGGTGTAGTGAATTTGAGTGATATATTCATTTACAGAATTTGGAAATGTAAGAATTTTATTGATATAGATATGTGGTTTGTCATTCTCTTCAAGGAAAGCATTTACCTCATTTTCAAGTTCTTCAAGATCTCTTGATCTTAGTATTTTTATTTTGTCCATTTCTTAAAGTTTTTTAAAATAAATCATCTTTTGTTATACTCTGATCATGCTTTGTATAAGCAGTTGGTCTTTTTGCAAAGAAGTCATCTGTTTCCCCAGAGAATACTTCTTCTTCAAACCATTGAAGTGGAATAAGATGAGATGAATTTGTACCGAATGCTCTACCAAATCCAAGATTTTCAAGAGATGTATCAATTCTATATCTCATATAATCTTTAAGATGTTTCTTAGGTAAATGTTGAAGTTCTCCATATTCAAAAATCCAATCTATCATTTCATCTTCCATCTTCATATATTCTATTACCTCATGTGTAATATAACTTTCAAGTGACTCTCTGTACTCTGGATTTTCTACAAGAATTGAATTTATAATCCAAGTTCCAGCATTTGCATGGCAATTTCCTGTAATCATTGGTCTTCCAAGTTCATGTTTTACAATAATACCTCCAGATGGTACAGTAACACAACCAACTTCTGTATCTTCAGATTTTTCAACTTCTATTGCTTTATAAGATGTAGAAGATATAGTTTCAAAGTCTTTATAAATGAAATTTAAGTTATAAGAAACTTTATCTCCTTTTCTTCTTCTCCTTTTAAAATTGACAACATATCCAGCAAGTGTTCCAATAGCCTGTAAAAATTCAGCAAGTTCTTTATCTCTTGTAGAATATACGAGTGTTCCAACTTCTGTATAACTTGATCCCCAAGATAAAATTTCTGAAATAAAATCTTCTGCATATTTCTTATTCATGTTTTTAAGATTTACCCAATCATATCTTTTTGGGAATGGTTTATTCCATAGGTCATAATTGAATCTGAAAGTGGTGTAACCTTTTTCATTAGTTTCACTCTTTATATAATCAATCTTTAAAGAGTTTAAAAGATTTTCAAGTTTTTTTATCTTATCTTCTCTCTTCATAGCAAAGACTACATTCTTACCTTTATTCACTTGTCCCATGTAGGTAAGTTCTCCTTTGGTATTTCTGAGTTTTCTTAAGTGTCCATCACATTGAATAGCAATCATTAGTTTTTCTTCATCAGAAAGTACAGAGTCTTTCTTGCTTTCAAGGTGTCCTGTAATAGGTATAAGTTTATGTCCAGATTTTCTAAAGTGGTCTGCTCTGGTCTTTAAATATCTTCCAGTTTTACTGTCTTTAAAAATAACATCATGTCCTGCTGTCATAAGTATACTAGAGTAAGAATTACCGAACTTGAACATTTTCTCTTTTCCAAGTTTTCTCTTCGTAGTTTTAAGAACTTTTTCTACTTTAATTTTACCATCTGAAAAAGCAAAAACTTCATCTCCCTCTTTTACATCTCTAAGCACTGTCCAACCTTTGACAGTAAGAATTTTTGTTGTTTCAAGATCGAGGCAGTTTTCATCGATAGATGTCCAAGCAATCATATTGGCAGTAGATTTAAGTCTACCCTTAAACTTGGTCATAGAAAGAATAGTTGCAAATTGAGAGAAAAGCGAAGCATTTTCTATAATAAGAGTAAAGAAAAGGATCTTTTCAAGTGAATTTTCTGTCTTTTTAAGTTTATTTCTTATTATTTCTTCTCTCTTTTGGAAAATAGGAATTTCAAGAAGTTTTCCAAATTCTTCTTCATATCCAAGAACTTCGAGAAGTCGAGAGTATGCTTCGGAATGGCGAGTTTCTGAATTTCCAGAAAACAGGATTTTGTCTTTATATCTGGTAATTAAATTCCCTGTACTTTTTACAGTAGCACAATACACATTACCCTCGTAATTTATCTTCTTAGGCTGTAAAGTTTGGAATGTACAGAAGTCTTTTTTATTTATATAAATGACATATCTTTTATGTCCATTTTTATCTTCTCTCTTATCTTCTACTGTGGAAAGAATAGTACGATATCCTGCTACAGCACTAAGAAATTGAACAATATCTGCTTGTTCTTTTTTAGTAGAAGTGTAATGACCTGTACGAATATTATATGAAATAAGTTCATTTATGAAAGAATATGCAAATTTTCTATCAAATCTTCTGCTGTCCTCCATTACCCAATCAAACTTTCTTGCATTACCCTCAAATTTGTTAAGATGAAAATCATAAGTTGCATATCCAAAGGAATCTATACTTCTCCTAACTTGGATATGTGGAAGATCTTTAAAGATTTCTTCTATTTTATTCTTTGCATAAATGTCTGTGTCTTTTATACGAATTTTGTATGGATAAAAATCTTTAAAGTTTACATTTCTTACATCTTTCTTCCTTGCAAAGAGTTCAATAGCAATTTTAAGTCTGTCAGTAGGAGTAAGTACAGAGGCTGAATCTTTAAAAAAGCCAGAAACAGGTATTCTTATATTTTTTCTTTTATAATCAATATTACTTGCTTCTATATGTCTGTATATGTTATCTTTCCCTGTATAAGTAACAAATCTATGATTAGGAGTAACAACAGCACGGATAAAAGTATTATCAAAGGAGTACATTTCTCCTTTGTAGTATTTGTTTATTATGTTATCTGGCTTTACAAAGGTTATCTTTCTATCTTCATCAAAAGTAGCAACCTTGTCTGTCTTTTTAAGATCTCTAAAATCAATAAATCCTCTTTCTGTCATTATTTCTGTTCCCTCTATGTGGCATTCTCCAAATGACATACCCAAACAGTTAAATTCTGGCTTTGGAAATATATCATAAAGGTCTCCCCAGAAAGTTTTTACAGAAACTTCAACTTGTGCAATCCCAAGTAAGGCTCTTTTAATGGCTTCCTGCTCATAAGGATAAAGATAACTTTTGAAATCTTGAATATCTGGGTCAAAATTTACTTCTGAATGTACCCAATATGATTTCTGCATAAGTTCTACAAAAGTCATAGTTTCTGGATATTCAAATGGTTTGTACGCTCTACGAGGCGTAAAGATTTTGGAAAGTGGTTTTTTCTCCATTTTTATAAATTTTTATAAATTTTTATGAGTTAACTATATTGTCTTGTATAATCTTCTCTTGAAAGTATATTTAAGTTCGAGAAGTAATTTTTATCTTCTACTGAAATAAATCTGTCTATAAGTGTAGGATTTACAAAACTATGGCTTACAAGACATACTGTAATTCCAAGATTCTCACAAAATTCCTGTTTTATAAGTTTAAGAATTGTTGGAGAATTTTCTGTATCAAGTGATGAGAAAATTTCATCATAAAATACAAGGTTTATATCTGGATATTTCTTTATAAAGAATTTGGTAATAGAAAGTAAGATACAGACATCTATTATCTTTCTTTGTCCAGTTGAAATACTTTGAAGACTTGGACAGTGTCCATTTCTATGAAGTGTTCCTACAAATTCAGAATCAAATTCAACAGTTACATTTATATTAAATCTTGAAATGAATGAATTTATTTCTTGATTTAGATAAGGTACAATCTTTGACATAATGTAACTTTTGAGTCCATCATCAGAGAGTGTACGAAGAAATGCTTCTTGTAAATGATTTTCATGAAGTATAACTTCTGTCTGCTTCCGAAAGTTTTCTATTTCAGTTTCTATTCTTCGTATAGAAGATTTAATATATTCTTCTTTTGATTTATGTTCTATCTCTACATTTTTAATTTGTAAAAGTAGAGAATTTTCTTTGTTCTCTATATCTAAGAGAGAAGAAGTAAGAGAAGAAAGTTCATTTTCTTTATCTTTTATTCTTTCTTTTACAGAATCATCTATAAGTATCTTCTCTGTAGGTAGAGTAAAATCTTTAAGAGAAGTAGAAAGAAGTTCTTTATTCTTTACCATAGTCTCTGAAAGAGAAGATATCTTACTTTCGAGTGCTGTTTTGTTATTCTTTAAAGATGAAAGTTCAAGAGAAAGATTAGAAAGTTTTGAAACTTCTGCCCTGTATCTTTCATCTATATTTATAACATCTGAAAGAGAAGAAAGAATACTTTCATGTTCTTCATCATTTGTAAAGTAATCTTCTTTTTTAGGATTTGCGTTCATATTTTTTAAACTCTCTATCTGAGTAAAGTATCTTGACTTATTCTCTGTATGTTTTTGAGAATAAGAAAGAAGTTCTGTATATCTCTGTTCAAGTTCTGTATCTTCCAAAGATTTTATTTCTTCTTTAATCTTCTCAGAAGATAAAATAAGTGAAGATATCTTATCTTTTATCTTTTTAATTTCATCTTCTATACTTAAGGTAAGAAATTCTTCAAGAGAAAGAGAACCAATAGGATCTGCCACATAATGGCTTTCCATCATCTCTTTCTTTGCTTTAATTTCCCCAAGTTGTAAAAGAGATTTTTCAGTTGTGAGCATTTTGCTGTGAATAGCAGGTATACTTTCTTCTATCAAAGATTTAAGAATTTCTTCATTTTCAGAAATCTTACTTTCGATTTCTTCTATTTTCTTTATAGAGTCAACAGGAGATCCACATGTTGGACAAGTATCTTTACCTGCCTTTATAAGTCTAAGTCTTTCCTCAAGATTTTTATTTTCCTCAAGAAGTAAAGTCTTTTTGTTCTGTAAAGATTCATGTTCTTTCTTTTCAAAATCTAAACATCTTTCTTTACTTTCTATAAAAGATAAAAGTGCTTCACTTGTTTCAAACTTAGATTTTATTTTAAGAAGTGCTGTATGGATTTGAAGTTTTGACTCATATTTTCCAAGAAGTGCATTCTCTTTTGAAATTTCTGAGAGAATATTATCAAGTTTTAACTTCTTATCTTTTATGAGTTCCCTGTTCTTTTCTCTTGTATTTTCTATATCAAGAAGTTCTATTTTTAAAAGAGCAAGTTTGTTCTCTTCTTCTTTATGGAGTTTAGAAAGTTTTTCTATTTCATAAAGGTTCTTCTCGTACTCCTCAGTATCAAGGAGATACTTAAGAACAGAGATGGTATTTTCGGTAGATTTGTGAACTTCTGATTTCTCTTCTATATCTCTTCTGCTTTCAGAAAGATTTCCTTGTAAAAGATTTAAATTCTCTGAGATATCAATAGTTGCATTGATTAGATGTGAAGTTGTCTGCTCTCTTTCAAGAGACCTAAGTGCTTCTATCTCAGTTTCTATCTCTTTCTTTGTAGAAAGTAGTGAATTTCTTTTACTTTCTATTTCAGTTTTGTACTCTTTGTAAAGTCTTTCGGCTTCATTTTTTCTATTTACAAAGTCCTGCTCACTTTTTCTATATTCTTCATAAGTAGATGAAAGTGTAGAAGTTAAGGAATCCATTGTAGTCTGTATCCTATCAACTTCTTTCTTACTTTGTAAAAGTTTTTGATTTTCAATTTGTGCCATTTGGTTTAAGATACCAAATGAGAATATTTTATCTCTTATCTCTTTACTATCTCTTGCAGAAAGTGAAAGGAAAGATTTAAAATCATTAACAGATAAATTGATTATATTGTTAAAAAGTTTTTGAGGAATATCTACAATATTCTGTATAACTTTTTCTTTTGTAGTTTTTATACCACCCCAATCTTGAAGTTCTCCATTTTTAAAAACCTGCACAGATTTAAGTTTTGTAGTTGAATACTCTGAAATAATAGTCCAAGAACTACCATAGGAATCTACTGATACCTCTACATATCCATCTCCGTTTATTTCATTTGCAAATTCCCCCATTGGTATACCATCACAGGAGAAATAGAGTGCTATATTTAAGATTTTTGTAATAGAACTTTTACCTCTACCATTCTTTCCAATAATTAAAGTATAGAGCCCAGTAGGGTCTGTAAAATTTATAATCTGCATCTCTGGAGAGTAAGCAAACATACTTTTGAATTTAAGATAATTGATCTTCATCTTTAAGTAGGGTACTTGTTTCAGCATATGCTGAGTTAAACTTCTTTATAAAATCTGCTTTATGTGACTCTGTAAGTTCAATAGAGTACTTAGGTGCAGTTATGTGACTTACAGAATCTATAAAAACCTTGTACATATCTTGAAGATCCAGAGATTCTTCTGTAGGATCTATAAGTGGAGTATCTGATTTTTTAGAAATAGCAGTTTCTCCATAACTTTCTTTAAAAGAAATAGTACGGTAAACAGGCTCTCCATTTTCTTTAAGTTCTTCTATAATGTTTTGAGTAGAAAAAGAACTACCAAGATATCTTTTTGTAATAACAAGAACATAATTGTTCCTGCATTTTTCTCTGGCTACTTTTGATGACATATTTAAAAGGTCTTCAAGTAAGAATCTGACATATCTTGGAGAGTAAGTGTTCTCTATAAAGTCATAAGTATCTGTACCTACATGGAGAACAGAAATACCGACTGTGGTATTTTTATGTTCTATTGTTCTCAGGTGCATAAGGCTACCTGTATATCTGATGTTTCTCTGCTCTTGAAATTTGTGAATATGTCCTGAGGTCACTGTTTTAAAAGAAGCAAAATCTTCTATACCCAAGTGATCCTCCTTTGGTACAGAAATACCCTCATACTCAAATCCATAGATTGAATTGTGCAAAAATAAATGCTTAACATTCATCTCCTTTGCTTTCTCTACATGATTTTTAAATTTAGTATGTTCTCTTTGCCAACTTACAAAACCAAGCATATGTTCTCCGTTACAAAGGATATAAAGAGGATCATCCAGTACCAGATGTACATTTGGAATAAGAGAAAGAGGTATTACATTGTTATCTTCAAGAGAATTTGCTTTATAAAGATCATGATTCCCAACAAGACAGATAACATCACAAAGCGTGGATATTTCTTTAAAAAGTTTGATTATCTTAGATTGAACATATCCAGAAATAAGTTGTTCATTGTCATAAAGATCTCCAAGAACTACGACAGCAACTTTATCTTTTCCAAATTTGGAAGTATATTTTTTAATTTCTGGTATAAAGACATCATAAAGATAATTGAGGTTATTCTGCATATGCTCGTATGCATTGTTAAATCTGCCAAAGTGAGGATCTCCCATCAGAATTAACCTTTCATAATTTTTCTGAAGTACCATATGAATTTTTTAAAAATAATACATTCTTGGTTAATATGGGTATTCGTTGACCAATAAGGAAAGGTATATGAAATGGGTTTAGATAAAATAATGATGGGTATCAGAAAGATTTTGAGGGTAAGAAAATATTGAAATGAGAATGTAAGTGAAATATACCAAATCTGGAATACAATCTTTAAAAT